GCCCCATGCACTACCATTGTAGCCCTCAAATCCTGTTGTCGTAGTGTTGAATCTAAACATACCAGTTGCAGGTGATCCATCTCTTTGAGCTGTTGTACCTACTGCAACCTGTGAGCTACCTGTTGCTGAAGTTTTCAAAGTAACACCAGTGAGTGATGAGCCTGATCCTGAGAATGTAGTCGCCCCTAAAACACCAGTGTTCGAATCAAATGTTAAGTTACTGCCTGACTTAGGTGCTAAATCACCAGTCGCAGCAGTTACAAATAACGGAAAACAGGTTGTATCACTGCTCTCATCAGCTACTGTTACATTGGTAGATGTGGTAGCTGTAGCAGAGTTCCCTGTACATGACCCTGAGCTTCCTGATGCGTTACCTGTTAGATTACCTGTAACATTACCCTCTAAATTTGAAACTAGAGTACCGACTGCATATCCTGTGCCAGTTGTATCTACTGTTGTGGTTGGCTCTGCCTGTAAATCTTTAAATAGTTTATACTTGCCTGAATCACTTGCATCTCTAAACAATCCTGAATAAAGGTCTTGTGATCCTGATGTATCGTACAAGCCATAAAAACCTATATCAACACTATCTGCTGCGTTGTTGTTTTTAGCTAATTTTATTAATGGGTCTTCAACATTAAGATTAGTTGTATCAATACTTGTTGTTGTGCCATTGACTGTAAGGTTTCCTGCAATCGTTACATCGTTAGGTAATCCTACAGTTACAGTAGCTCCCTCGCTTCCTGACCCTGAAACCTCAATCTCGTTGGTTGTGCCACTTATACCTGCTACATAGTTACCAGTTGTGTCTGTGCCTAATGCAACACTATCTGCTGCAATTGTTGTCGATAAACTTATGTTGCCAGTACCATCAAACGAAACTCCACTTGCAGTTACATCACCTGTAAGAGAAATCTCTCTGCCTGTTTGTAAAGCTGTAGCAGTCGCTGCATTACCAGTACATGACCCTGATGATCCACTTGCATTTCCTGTTACATTACCAGTCAAGTTTCCTGAAAATGTACCTGATAAAACATCTGTGTTTGCGTTAAATGTTAGCCCACTTGCAGTTTTGGGTCCTAAGTTTCCTGATGCTGCTGTTGCAAATAATGGAAAGCAAGTTGTGTCAGTTGATTCATCTGCTATGGTAACAGTCGTTGCAATCGCTGCTGTACCACTCGTATCTTGGTTTCCTGATGTATTAACACCAGGTAGGTTTATATTAGCTGTACCATCAAACGAAACACCACCTATTGTTCTAGCAGTTTGAAGTGCAGTAGCTGTTGCTGCATTTCCTGTGGTTGATCCTGATGAGCCCGAAACATTACCAGTAACATTACCTGTAAGATTTCCTACAAATCCACCAGTAGCAGTTGTTGTGCCTGACGAAGTAAGAGATGTTGCTGTAACAGCAGGCATATTCGCTGCTATATTAGCGAGAGTTACTGAAATCGTTGCATCGCTTTGTACGATTGGAAATATTGCACTACTCGATGGGGTCGTGGTAGCGGTTAATTCTGATATCTTTTTAGTTGCCATCTATTGTATTGTCCAAGTTGTTGTTGATACTGGTGCAAGTGTTTGCCAATCATCGCCATCTATTATGCTTGCATCTTCTAATCTTATTAAAGCGCCACCTTCTGTTGCTAAAACGAATAGGTCGCTTTCTGTTTCAATATATCCTGCTGCTGTTACATCTACTATAGTCCAGGTGGTCATTAATACAATCCATAATCAATTCTTGTTGTTGGAGTTACACCTGAGTGTCTGTCTCTTTCGTTTGAAGATATAATGTCTTGTTTGGCTCTGTCGTAGTAACCTGACCAAACTTGAATTCTTTTATCATTTTGCAGGTAGGGTTCTGCCTCAACCAAGGCACCATAAAGATATGCGTCAGGGTGAAATGTAAGCATATCATTGGTTGTGTTTGAATCCGATAAGGCTGTAAAATATTTAAAATAAAGCATCTCTATTTGATACACGCTATCAGGTATTGGTCTTAGCTGTATGTTGTTGCCAATGATGCTGTACGCTTTAGGTTTACCTGTTGAGCTTCCTGCATTGACACGATCCATCTGCTCAGGAGTAAGATATTCTAAAGCAGTCTTTGGGTCTGTGTTTAGTTGGATATTACGCATAGCCACAAAGTTGTCAGGTAAAGAATAATATTCAGTGCCTGAAATAGTGTTAGCTGTAACCCTTGTTTCCATTCTTCTGAGTTTAAAATCTCTTCTGTGCCTCGCTTCTGCAAGTGCAATAAAGTCAGGTATGACGCTATCTAAATCTGATCTATCTAACCAGGACGATATTGCTGCTTTAAGTTCTGAATAATTTGTTATTGCCATTATTTTTTATTACCTTTTCCCATTGTTTCAGTCATTGTAGACCTTCTAATAAAATCGTTTAATTTTTTTTCTTCATCAATCATTTTATCTTTGAAAGTAAATCTTGATGTGTCTTTTAAGTTTTTGCCTTCTACAAAATCTTTTATTGTTGTGTCCTTGCCTGATTTAAACTTTTTAAGCTTTTTAAGCATTCTAGCTGTCATTGCACCTACGATTGGTATTGGACCAGGCATTAGATTCTCCTGTTTGTTGTCTTAAGATATCTGTATTCAGGACTATTGATAAGTTTTTTGACACCTTCTTTGTGGTTTGGGTCAAACATATCAACCCCATATTTATTCTTCCATTCGTAGTAAACAGTCATAGGAATCCTGGCAGACAATCTAAAATCATCTGCTATGTGGTGATCCTCTTGTTGTAGCTTCTTGTTAGAATCAATAAGGGGTTTTATGTCTTGTATGTGCTCAATCGCCATTTCTTTAGTCGGCTCATGCCAATGAAAGATTTGACCATCTTCTAGCTTTCTTCTCATTCGCTTAGTTCGTCAATGTAAAGATTAGCTGTTGAGCTCGCAACTATTGCAGCAACTTTCATTCCACCATCAATTTTAAAAATCTCAGGGTCGTTGGCACCGAGATATGTTGAACTGGTTGTTGCAGTTGGGTTAGCCCCAAAAGCAATATGAACGCCATCTGTGTCAGCTATTACTCTAACATATTCTGTGCTTGCGCCTGTTGCTGCTGTTTGTTGAGAGCCAGTATTTACAGTTCTTTTGATTGTATTAATAACTCTCAATCCGTAGTTCACTGATGCCATGTTTATCTCCTAATTACAAATGTAACTAATAATTTAGCTGTTCCTGTAGAACCACCATCGGTAATCATTTCGATAGTTCCATTTTCTTCAACTCTATTAGCTGCTGTTGGTGTTGCTGTGTCTACATCGCCTGCTGCTGAACCTGAGTGTGCAACTGTTATGCCACCGCCCGTTACAGCAGTACCGCCAATCTCGAAAGAAATAGCAGCGTTACCGCCACTAATAGCTCCTTGTAAAGCTGTCTTGATTGATTCGATTTTACCACCATCAGGGATAGCAACGAATGTACTAGATGCAGTAGATATGTCTTCTATCTCTGCTGTCAAAAAATAATCATTTAATGTTCTCATTAAAGTCTCCTAGTTAATAACCCTCGTTCCGAAGAGATACCTTCTTCAAGGTCATTATTAATTTGGTATCAAAGTGGGGCAGAAAACAAGGATAATTGAAAACTGCCCCTTTTCCATAAATGAGGAAAGTTATGAAGTTGTTAAATCAGCTATTGTCGCTGATGAAGCTTCGTTTTTAGCTATTAAGGTCCATTCAGCTAAGAGTAGTCTCTTCTCTGCGTCCCCTGTTTTTGCTAGTTCTACTGTTTGGAAAGGTCTCAAGAAACCAGTCGCAAACATTTCTGTTTCAACCAACAATGCACTTCTTCCTGAAGAACGAAGTACCCTATCAGCAACTACTCTGATCTCACCAAAGTCTGAAACATAAACATCAATAGTAGCCACTAGGTTTCTATCTTCTGCCATGTCCATACGAGTTGAGTTACCAGTAAATCCTGATACTTTTTGTTTGTTGAATGAACCAACAAGCAATAGATCAGGCTCACCGCCATTATCAAAACAGCTTTTTAGTTCTGTTTTAAGTAATGTTTCAGTAAGCGCTCTTTGTGTTCCGTCTGTTACAGTTCCTGAAGAGTTTCCTCCACCTGCACCATAACTGTTGTTGGTTTCTGTCCAGCTTTCAAATCCTCTAGATTTTCTTGCTGCACCACCGTTGCCTGAACCTGCTGTAGCTGCTGTTTTGCCTGTTAGGTCAAGCTCCATGTCTCTTTTGAGTTCTTTACCTGCTTTAGCTATTTGGTAAGCAAGCTCAGAATTTACACCAGCATGAATAACTGCTTCTTGAGTACCTGATACCATTACAGGATTGTATGAAATCTGTGTATAGTTAAGTACCCTAGATGTAGCTGACAATGCTGCTGAAGGTGAATCATCACCCTCTATTTGTGCATTTGAAGCTGGTGATGCCAATGTGTCTGTTTGCCACTCATGTTTTGTAAAAGTAGCTGTGCCGACACCGATTGAGGACATAAACGGAGTGTCAGTTGGAGTAATATTATAAATAATATTCTGCAAATCTTCTCTGTTGCCCACAGCATCATAAGTCTCAAATGTATTTGTTAATTGTGCCATTTGAATTACACCTCTGTGTTAAAAGTTAGTATTAAGACAACAAGGTTTCAATAAGACTTGCTGCGTCTTTTGTGTGCCCTGTTCTTTTTAGTCTTTGCCTTTGTTGCTTCACTTTTTCACTATCAACTTCCGCCTTGGTTGTTTTAGTTCCTGGTCGAGTAACTTTTGGCACAACCTTAGCTTTCTT